ACTGCGACCCAAGCCCACGGTCGGATCAGCAGCGATTGAAACGGATGAAATCTCGGTCGGTTCCCAATCCGTGACGCGGTAATATTCTTTGTCGCCTTCTTGGCGCTCAAGAACCGCTGCATGAATGTGATAACCCACCGAAACTTGTGTTCGGATTTTGTCTTTAACGTCTAACCACAATTCTTCGCCGCGTTGGCTTTGGCTAAACTTAACAGTGCACTGACCACGCTTATCAACAATCTCAGCACTTACGACAACGCCGCGCTGATCCCATCGATCGTGATCCATTAGAAACGCACCACCGTTATTAATGCGTTCCATTCGAACCGACTCAGGCGAGTGGTCGAGAATTTCAACACCCCACCAACGATCGACTTCGAATTCAGAACTGAAACTAAAAGTCGCTGTTCGATTTTCTTCATCGACCGACAATAGTTCAGCACCGCGATATTGCGGTTCGAGTCCGTTTTTATCGCGAATATGTTGCTGCAGCTTATTAAGCTGTTCAGCTTTTTTTGTCATCAGTTATTCCTCGTCGGGTTGTTCGTTTGTTACTGCCGCTGCAGAAACCAGCGCCGCTTTTTTCGGCATCAGTTTATTAATGGTGGCTAAATGCGGTTCCATTAATTTGCCGAACTCTTCCCAACCCTGGGCAACGTCATCAGGATCGATGCCTTTGTCACGCAATACATGCATGGGGCTTGTGGTTAAGTTATCTAATGCAGCGCCCGCCGCTTGTTCGTCTTTCAGTGGATCAACCCACTGCCAGCGACGACCATGAAACTTGTGTTTACTCAGTAACGAAACTTGCGAGGCTTTGAGGCCCGGTATTGCATTTTTCAGCAATGCCATTTTTAACCAACGTTTAAAAACGGGCGTGGCTAATTGTTCAATCAACCAGCGCTGCTTTCGTTTCCATGCGTCTCGATCTTCAAGAATCGCTTGGCGTAAACTTGAAAAGCTAACGCCTTCGTAGTCGTTGCCTAGTACGTTGTAATTCACGCCCATACCCGACGATGCACCGCGCAAAGCATCTTTTTGAAACTCGCCATTTTGCGGAGGCTGAAAGTTCGTTTGGCTAACTTTGTAACCTTCGGGCACAACGTTCATTTGGCCGGCTTCTAATTCGTGAAGCAGTTCGCCTTCTTCGTCGAATTCGTCACCCGCTTCTTGTTCTGGATCACGTTCATAAAATCCCATATTAGACGCGGCGATTCGTGCCGACGTTAACTGCGATCCACGCATGTCGTTGATTTGATACATTTCAAGCAACGACGCATGAGCCCAAGGAATGCCGCGATTTTGCCCAGGTCGCCAAACGTCATACAGCAGATCCATTTCGCTTGCATCGATGCGCTGATAACGACGACCCCCAGCCACCCAAGTATCATCACCGGGATGACTCGTGAGTAAGTGATACGCGACGCGACGGTTGGAGCCGTTAAGCTCAACCCCCATCACGATACGATTACCGTTATCTAATGTTTGGTTTAAGGTGGTATCTAATAAATCCGCTTCGATCAGCTCGAGCGAAAATCCGTATTTGTTGCTTTCGTCATAGTGATAACGAACCAGCACTTCACCATCTTGGGCGACGGTTTTGGCAACTAAATCTTGCAGGCCTATCCACGATAGTCGGCCGCCTATTTCAGCGCTGCCCAGTTCTGCCCATTCTAAAAACGCTGATTCAATCGTGCGGTTAATATGTCGTTGGGTTTCGCCTTTGCCGTTTTTAACGTCGCATTGCAGTCGTAATCCGTATTCACCCACAACGTGCGTTTGCACCATTGAGAAATAACGTTTTACATAGCCAACGTCGTCGCCTGCATTACGCGAGGCTTCTCGGATTTTGACCAGCTCATTACGAAGATTTGAATCGACGCTGCGAGATCCCCCAGCAAAACGTTCTGCCGAGGTCGCGTACTGCTTGGCAACGGCATAGCGTTTATGCTCGGCTGCGTTGCGATGCGGTTTGTTTCGTTTGGCGTCGACTTGGTTTGCCTCTGCACCGAGAAACAAGCCGCGAAGCCCTGCTTTAATACCCATTTATCGCATCCCGAATCGAGCGTAACGTGGCGATTTTTTGCCCGCGTCACGGCGTTTTTCTTTTGCAACAGTGTTGCGGTATTGCTTGGCCAGTTTGTTTAACTGTTCAAGCGGTATGCGATTAAGACTGCGACCGTTGTGCGAGTAGCTTTCGTGATCGCTAACGATGCGCCCTTCTAATCGAGTTTCGATTAAGGCCAGCATTTTTTCGGCATGGCTTCGATGATCGACCGTGACTTGTTCCGCTGGGTTATCGATTACCGTGATGTATCCGGTATCGATGAACACAACTTCGAGTTCTTTTTTACGCTGCAGCGTCCATTGATATTTCCCCGAGGTCCAGTTGCTAGAATCAGCAACGGCAATCGCGACATCAACAAACCCTAAATCGGCCTCGGCTGACAGGGTAAATTGCTGTGGCCCAGTGAACACATATTCGTATTGCCACAACCCCTGCGCATACACGTCGGCACGGCTCCAATGCAAACTTGTGCCGGAGATAATGCTGGTCGGTTCCATAAAGCCCCGCGTTTTGTTTAGTTTTTAAAACTGTTTGTGCGTGATCGACTGCGCTGGCTGCGCTTTCGTTTTTGCGTTCGTTCAGCAACTTCAATATCAACGGCGCCTGTTTTTTCAGGTTCTGCGAATAAATCTTCTTGCTGTAGTTTTTGTTCGATCGCTTCCCATTGTGTTGGCTTCATTAGATGCACACGTCGAGCACGAGAGGCATGTAACGCATACACTTCGCAATCCCATGCTTCAATGGCACGGCCTGCTTTTTGTTGCCACACTTTGCGGTTTCGAATAGATCGATGCGGCGCTTTTACTTCGCCGGTTATTTGTTCAAAATAATCGGCGCGAACATCACGATAAACATGATGACGACCGGGGCCAATACCCTCTAATCTCATGTGAGACGCCAGCCAATCTTTGGCTTTATTCGTACCCACCATATAAACCTTCAAGCCATGTTTGTCGGCTTTGGTTTTCTTTTTCGCGTTTTTGTAGTCAACCAGCTTCGAAAGGCTTGGCGTTGTAAATATTTCAGGATCTTGCTGCGAGCTTGAACCTTTGATCGCCATGACCAATACTTTCGGAAACTGTTTTTGTCGCGTTCTGGCCCAGTGATAAACCGCGTCGTTAGTATTACCATCGGATGAATCAATGCTCACCGACGAGGCGTAAATTTTACCGCCCAGTTCGTGATCGATAGCACCAAAAACAACATCATCTAATTCTGACCAAACAGGATCGTTTTTATCCGATACGCCTACCGACGCGGATATTTCACCCCAGTAGAGCAACCAGCTTTCTTCACCTCTTCCCCAGGCTCGGATGATAATCGCGATACGATCATGCTGAATATCAATACCGACAGTGACAAGTAAACCGCCACGTGGGCAAAGAAGTTCAGTATATTCAATAGCTTTTTCGCGCAGGGTTTCAGCATTTGCATGATCATCTTTAAACGCATACGGTCGGCCTAACTTTGAGTTAACAAATACGATACGATCGGTTTCATCACCCATCGATGCCTTGTGTTCTGCTTTCAAATAATCACGAACAAGTTCAATCACACCCGCGCCAGGTAAACAGCTGTAAAGTTCTGACAACTCCATAAAACCTGCAACGCCATGAAAGTCGGTCGTCGCTACCCAACCGCAGTTTGCATCGCCATTATTCATGGCCGCACGAATAGTATTGCGGATGTTTGTTTTGCGCTGGTAATCACCCCAAGGCGTACCGCAACAAGGGCAAACATAAGTTGCGGTATCGGGTAACGCTGTTCCAAATATTTCGTGTTCGGTGCCGTCGTCGGTATTTAACCAACTCACGTTTTCCCAATCGAGCACATGGGTTTCATAACACTCATGGCATTCGATCGGCAATACGCGCTGATCGCTGGTTTTGATGTGCTCTTGCACTTTGCTCAAACCTTCAACCGATGGCGTACCACCCAGAACACGCTTGGCACCTGTTTTACGTTTTGTTCTTTCCCATAGCAACGTAATCGCGCTGCCCTGTTCTGCTAGGTTACCCACAGCATCATCAGGTTCTTCAACGATTACGATTTTAGCCGGTGTTGATTTAACCGAGCTAATGGACCCAGAAGTTACAAACTTCAAAAATCCGTTGGTAAACTTTTTAAATAATGAGCGGTTATCTTTACTGCGCGTTTTGCTAACGTCTAATTTTGCGTTAAGCGCTGGCGTTGAAAGTACCGAGGGCTCAAACTTTTCGTCGTTAAATTCACGCGCCGAATCGGTTTTAGGAAACATCACAACGATCGCACAAGGCATCGTGTCGATGATCTTCCCAAGATACGCAACAAGGCCAAACGTCCAGCCAACTTGCGCGGCTTTCATCGTGACCACTTCACCGACATCAGGATTATCTAATGCCGAAAAGATCCCGTATAAGTAAGGCGCATAATCTAAATCATACGGCCCCGGCTTATCAGAACCTTCAGCGGGTAACCTAAACTTTAATTCAGCCCACTCGGCTGTCGGCATCGGTGGAGTCGGGACTAGATATTCCGCCCAATCCAGTGAGACGTTCAGCAAGTTCCGATCCAGCACTTCCGACGTGTCCGAGGGCAGATCGCAACGGCCCAATAACGTCATCTTCATCAAACTCTATTTTGTATTTTTCAGAAATAGATTCGATGATGGTTTCACCTGCACCCATTACGAATCCTTGAATGCCCGACGCGCTTTCAACAATCCATTGACGGACTGTTTCACGATCGACCAATTCCCCAGAAGCCGTTAATCGGCGCTGGCGTTTTTCAGCAATGTTTTCTTGTGTCTCTTCAATGCGAACAGCGGTCAACGTAGACTGTTGATCACCACCACGGCCAGCCGCTTCATCACGCAACCGATCGCAATAGATTTGCAACCAATCACCGTACGTCATACCGTCTTTCAAAACGCCCTTCTCGACGTGTTTGTTTATTGCTTGCCGGCTAGTACCAACCAACCGCGCAAAACCCGCTTGAGTAGCAGGCTGATCTAATTCAATTTGAGAAATAGCCAATGTATGTCAACCCCCTAGCGAATCAACTCTGTAGAAAAAACTCGCGACCCCAGTCCCCGTAAGGTGCCACCCCCGTCAGAGTACCTTGGCTTTTTCTCAGCCACCGCGAACGTTCCAAACAACAACGCCAACGATCACCGATACGACCGCCGAAACGATCACTGAAATTGTGCTGCTGTTGCTACTGGTTCGAACAGACGCTGTGCTTTCAGCGATCTCTAAGATGCGAGCACGATCCTCGACTTTCTCTACACGAATCACTAGGCGCTTAACATCCAACGACAAGTTACTCTGACGTTCTTCAAGCAAGATCAATCGATCCAGTTTATCGTTCATCGATGCCAAAAGTTTATACACTGCTTTAACCTCGGCTAGATCAATATTGGTATGATCAATATTGCTATCGCTCATCATCGTTTCCCGCGAATTGAATTAGTTTCTTTACCTGCCCTTTTATCTAATGACCTCATGCCACCGATGCCCAACATACCCAGAATGATTGAGTACAGCGCATCAGTTGGTAACACAGGGGGAACAGATAGATCAGCAGGAATAATGTTGTTAGCCTGCAATAACAGCCATACCCAACCAAGAAGTGGATACAACACAAACTGATAGGCTAATGCGATCGCACCAATCCAACCAATAGCAGGACGCCAACCCGCAACAAACACAGACTTATGTGATGCCTCAACAGCATTCACACTCATCTGACCCTGCAGCAAATCAGCATCAATCTTTTTATCTTCAATCGCTAACTTCAAACGCTCTTCATCAGAAGTGAAAAGCTCATCAGCGCCGTTTGCTATACCCGCGATCAGTTGACCAAGCCCCGGTATATTCATAACGATTCCAAATCTCTTAACGTTCGATTCAACCAACCCAACAAAAACTTATTTTGAGAACGGTCACGGTTAACGATCGCAGCATAACGCGCAACTTTAGCTAACGAATAATGAGCAACAAACTCACTCGGCTTTACCTGGTTAAGCGCAGCAATCGTTCTTGGTCCCACAATGCCATCAGCAGAAACACCGACACACTGTTGAACCAAGTGAACAGCAGTACGCACACCGGCATTCACAGCAAAATCATAAACAACGTTTGCAACTACCTGCGATTTAATATTTTTTAAACCACACGCATTAAAATAATTATTTAAATAAAAACCCGCCACACTCTTTTTTAGCGCAGCACTATCACGATCGCCAGCATCAACCAACTGCCAGCCAGACCACGACGCATTAAACTTGCGAGCAATACCCGCGAACGTCATACCGCCACGATCGCCAGCAACCTCATGCAACACATAACCGCCCTCGCTCTGCATAGTACGATGAAACGCAGTAGAGAACGCAGCCATGATCAATCCTTAAAAAATCCCGACCGAAGCCGGGCAAGGCAGTCTTGAGGTAGGTAAATTGCAGACATAAAAAAACCCGCGCTGGACGAACCAGAGCGGGTTTAATGTTTGCTGTTTTGATGCGTATCAATCAGACACACAACAAGAACTAGATAGCATTTTCCAGCAATCGGACACCTTTGCAAGTTTTATTATCCAATTCTTGCAAAAAAGTTTTGTTCGATTCCAAAATCAACTCGATGCGCTTCTGAGCAGCATCACGACGACGACGCAGCGTACGCACATCACAACCGATTCTTTTAGCAGCCTGCTCCATAGTTGCCTCGGGCTCCAAATAGATCGCCTTAATCGTTTCACGCTGCTCATGGCGCAAATCATTAACAGCACGCTCAATCTCTTCAACCGCTGGCGACCATAGCGCAACGGAGTCATGAGAGCGTTCAGAATCGTCTTCCATCTCTAAAAGACATGAAGAGTAACTCAACGCACCTAACGTATCCGAGAGAGCCGCAGAAGCCCAAGTAACAAGCCGATCGTGGATATGCTTAATCATTATTTTATTCCCCTACCTTAAAACCTGCTAAAACCTACCAAAAACCACTTATGACACTTAAAATTTTACTGTCATAGTTAGTGTCATAAAAAAAACCCAATAAAATCAAACTCTTATAAGGTTTATGACACTTATGACGGATATGACAGATAAATAATATTATTGTGCGCGTGTGCGTGTGCGCGCGTACGAGGCTTAGAAGCGTCATAAGCGTCATAAGCCCATGAACACTGGCCGCAATCCGTCATATTTAGTGTCATATTTAGTGTCATAAGCGTCATAATCCTAAGCCTGACCCTGATTAGCATCAGAACCGTAGAACTCCCAAGCGAATTTTCTGCACGATTCGCCAAGCTGATCAGCCAACGACTCAGAATTCATATCATCAGGAGTCATATAGATACGGCACGTCTTTTTAGAATCAGTAATATTGGGATACGCGATCATCGTACGATGCTGTTTCATGCAGCGGCTGATTTCTTGGCCAAAGAAACGGTTAGTCCGTCTAAACTCGCCATTCTCTTCGCACCAGCGATTGAAGAAACGAAACAAATCATCAGCCTTAGCCGACATATAAGGGATATCTAACTCACCACGGGCCCACAAACGATGAAAATACTGTGGACTGGTTAACGAGGCCGAAACCAAACTGTCTTTTTCTTCAGTCATTGGCGGCTTGGTATGCTGATTAA